AGGTGCAGATTCTTTCCTGCTTTATTTTCCATTAGTGACTGCATTATGGATAACTCACTGTTGACATGGCGTCAATTTTATAACTAAAACCACTACCACTTCTGTTGATAAATTGTATTTTAATATATTCTGGTTTCAACTCTCCACTCACATTGTTTGAACCACTTAACATTAAGAGGTATATTGAGTTGTATGCCTCTTTGCCACCAGAACGACCAATCTGAATAACCATATACGGAACATCCATAGACTTACCTAAGTCTGCAACAGTTTGTCCTGTCATGTCTTCAAATTCATTTTTAGTATGTTTATAGTGAGCACCACCACCTGTACCATAGACAATCCATAAAGGAAGTTCCGTATCACCAAACATTGCTTCTGCTTTTAGTTTTGCATTTAGTTCAACTAGTGCATCAGTTGCTCTTTCGTAGTTTGGAATCTTTTTCTGCATATCCTCTAATATTGTATTAAAGGTTTTATATGATGCATAGTTCACACAAAGTTTTAATGCTGGAAATAATTCTTCTCTTGTGATAAACCCACCTTCTTTTCTTTCCAGAACAAGGTCTGCAGCACGTTTAAAATTATTCATTTCTAAGATAGGGTCTGTACCACTATTTTCAATTACAACTGCACCCTCTTTGATTGCGTTAATCTTTTGTACATTTGAGAGAATCTTTTTATATTCTGCATTTGCCATGTCTTTTGCGATGATTTCATTTTTCAGAATTTTCATCTCTCTCAACATTGGTTTATTGATTGGTACTGCATCTCCTGCCGCTTCTGATATAGTAAATCCTGTTTGAGACAATAATGAAGATGCCGCTTTATGGGCTTTATCTTTTTGGATTCCTCTAATCGCACGAATACCAACCTTCAGAATTGAATTTCTTAATTTTACTAATATACCTTTTGCCCAATCTAATACCTTAGTCAGTTTCCCTTTGAACTTTTTAAATATGTCACCGAACAAACCTTCTTCAAGAATAGACAGTTCTTCCATATTAAGAACAGTATAGTTGTTTACAAGTTGAGTAGGACGCATAGCCTGTTGTCCATAAATCGCATTGATAAGAGTATTGAGTTTACCAATCCTTGCATTGTCCTCACCCTTTTTGAGTGAAACTTGAACGAAAGAAATATTGGTATCTTTAATTGTAATAAGTCCTTGTTTATCCCAAGTCAGTTGTGAATTGGGAAGTTTTGATAACAAGTCAGCAATAGAACCACTGGTCACAAAAACCATGTCTGCTGTATTTGCCTTACTACCTTTTGTTTTGTAGGAATCTGGTATTGCTTTATAGTATTTGTCAATACTATTATGAATGATACCAACTGAAGAACCCCAAGTTACATTTGGGATTGATTTTATATCTGCACCAATCAGTTCAATTGCTTCGATAAGAAACTTATCGTCACCAAACTTTTTTCTAAGTTCAGCAATCTTTTTCTTACCATCAGAAACAATTTCGCCCTCTGCAAGAACCTTGTCGATATCGGCAGATGTAGGTTTGGTCTTGCTCCCAGAAAGTCTGGCAACGATATAAACCCAAGTTTCAAAGGTGGCCTCACTAAGTTTACCACCACCAACTGCTTTGATTAATTCTTGTACTTCTGGTGTTTCGCTGATGAACTGTGACAGTTTTATCATTCACTCACTCCATATAAATTACACTTCTATTTATATTATAAGTGATTTGGGGATAAATGTCAACCCCTCATAGTCAAAAACTCAGGCATTGGGAATTCCCCAAACGGTTTGTTCTTGTTTAGGTGGTAACAAACTCTAGATGCATCTTCCTCAAATTGAAAATCTTGCACGACTCTTCGTGATGGGAGTTCAATAACTTCCCACAGTTTTGTCTCAAGGTTTACATCAGTGAAGTACTTTATTTGTTCCTTCTTCCTATACCTTGAGGTCAGAGAATTTTTCATACGCTTTGCCTTTTCCAGCAAACGGTGTGTTATCGAATACATTGTCATCTTGTCCACTATCAACTAAATCTTCTTGTGCTGCTTGTTCACAATCATACAGACGCATCTTTGCCCTGTCTATTCCCAATACAAATCTTTTGTTCATGGTTGGGTCATTGTATCGGTTCTTCAATTGTTTGACTACAATCTGATTGAGGTCTTCTAGTTCCTCTGAAGAAATTAGTGCAAACATAAGGTCAGCCGTTGCAGGCAAACCAAAACTTTCTGAAGTGTCTTCTAGTCCAATGTCTGTGGAAGTGAAACCTGTTCTTGTTGTCTGGGTTGCAGACATGATAGGTACATTCGTTTCCACTGCAAGTCCTCTTAGTTCTTCTGCAATCGACTTGATATAGAAGTAAGAACCTACATTTGCATTTCCTTTGAATCGTGAAGATGCACATATATTTAGATAATCAATGAATATAATATCTGGTTTGAAACTACGTTTTAGTGCGAGTTCCTTAATCAAACTACGAAAGTGTCCAACGTGTGCTGATGCAGTTGGATACTCTTTGATAATCAACTTTCCGTTTGTCTTTTTCTGTATTTTGGATAACTGTGTTTCAAACATCTTCTTTGGAAGTGTATGTAAGTCATCCATAGTTATGTTCATTAGGTTCGCATCAATACGTTCTGCAATGCGTTCTTCTGCCATCTCCATTGTGATATACAGAACATTCTTACCTTGCATTAGTGTTGACGCAGCAACATGACACATGAACAACGACTTACCAACACCAGTTCCAGCAAGTGCGATATTCAATGTCTTTTGTGGTAATCCACCTTTTGTAATCTTGTTGAAGTAGTCTAGGTCAAACGAAATCTTCTCTTCTTTCTTGTGATAGAAGTCGAAACGGTCTGAACCATCCTCAACATAGTCGTGACCAATATTAGTATCAAACGATACTGCAAGTGCCTCAGATAGAATGGATGGGATTGCTTCTGGTGTTCTCTCCTTATCCTTTCCATCAATAATTCCTATTCCTTCAACAACCGCATTGTAGATTGCTTTGTCCTTACAGAACTTTTCTGTGGTGTCAAGTAACCATTGCGTGTCAACATCCGTCTTTTCCAGTGAACCAATAATGTCCACAATCTTTTTATACTCATCATCGTTGACATCCTTTCGATTGTCTAGTTCGATAGTGAGGGCTTCCTGTGTCGGAATTGCATTGTACTTTTCAGTAAACTTCGTAATCTCTTCAAAGATTACACGTTCATTCTTGTCTGAATAATATTCTGGTTTGATAAATGGGATTACCTTTCGTGCGTAATCCTCATCCCAAATCAGATTAGTTAATGTTGTTCTCTCTATCGTCTGCATCGACATATTGTAAACTACCCTCGTTTAATTGTTCATCCATAATGTGGTGTAAGATATCACCAGCAAGTTCAAAAAAATCATCACCAAAAAAGTCTTTTGGTAAGTCATTAGAATCTAACATATCCCATTCAAAATGTAAAGTAGCTTTGTCAGATTCTTTATCCTCTGAAATACTAACTTTACCATAGCGATATACAACACCTTGGTACTTTCCTGCCTTTTCAGTCAGTCCAATACCTGTCCATTTCTGGTCTTTGTTTTCTACATATTTGAAGTAATCGCTCATGTCCTTCATTAGATAATGACCTTACCTTGTGCTGGAACTGCAAGACCTGTTACCGCCTCTGTGTATGCAGCACTAAATTCTGGATTAGTTTCTGTTAAGATAACAACTCCACCAGCATAAAACATTCCCTGTTTTGGATTTTCTGTACCTGTCATACAGATACCCCTTGCGAAACCCACTTTACCGTCTGGGGTATTTACCAACATTCTTGGATTATCAAGTGTAATGTTTCCATTATTCTCATGCACGAATTTTCCAATATACTCACCAGCAAGTGTTACTAGTGATACTACTTTACCGTTTACCATAATTTCTCCTTAAACATAATGAAGGTAACTTCCAATTATATATTTGGATTCGTCACCTGTTACTTTTCTTCCAGCATGAAGATGTGTCCACATTGGTGGAAACATTAACATCCGTCCTGCTTTTGGTGTCACAGAAATATCCCTCTGGGGGAAATCTGTTTCACCACCTTCTGGTTCATTGAGGTATAGAAAAAATACCAAGAACCGTCTTGCAGATGCATAGTTTCCTACATCTACATGGTCATGAAATTCATCAACACCATTTGGTTCGTATCTTTTCATGCGATACATCTCATAGGCGTATTGTTCTGGAAACATCTTGTTAGTTACATCACACTCTTCCATGTATCTGTCGATACAACTATTGAAAGCGTACTGCAAGTTATCTTGGTATGGTTTCCAGTTCTTATACTGTTGCAATGTAATTTGAGTGAAAGAACGATGACCCTTTAATGTTTGTTTGTCAAACTGGTTTTCGTTCTTTTCAAACTCCTCAATCATGTGCTCACACATGAGTTTTGGAATCACATCATCATAGACACGAATGTAGTTTTCATTCAGATTCTTGAACTGCATTATCATTTTCCACTTCTTGATGATTACCATACTTGAATTCTTTCTGGGCAAATTCGTCAAGTTGACGCATTACATCCTCAGTGAAGAACTTTTCTGGTTGATTATTGATTGTCTTACCGAATGTCTTTGTACCATCTGGTAATTCAATACGAGTGGAAATTGATTTAAAGATTCCTGCCTTGAGAGCAAGTTCAAGTAGACCGTAGTACCTATCTAATCCACGTTCATACATCAGACGAACATCGACTACCTTGTTTTCGATAGTCAAACGTGACTTCTGGTTCTTACAGTGAATGATATTACCCACAACCTCAGTACCGTCTTTTTCTTTCTTCTTTGAAAGATACACGATTGAAGATGCGGCATATTTTAGACCAGAACCACCACCCATTTCTTTTGTTGGGAACATAGACCCCACAACGTCATATGTGTGATTGGTTACAATCATTGGTACTTTCGCCTTACCAAGTTTTAGAGTAAGTACTCTAAACGCAGCCTTCAGAACTTGAGCCCGTGTCATATCTCTGGTTTCTTTACCCTCAGCAGTGTCATCTACTTCTTTCGTAGTTGATAACATACCAAGTGAATCGAGACACAACATGATAGGTTGTTTGTCTGCTTCATCTTGTTTTAGGTAATCATCCAGTACACGAATTGCCTGTGTTCTAAACTCTTGGACAGTTGTTACAGGTAAAATGACCATTCTGTTTGGGTCAATACCTCTGTCAATAACCATTTGTTTTGTGATTGCACTTTCTGATTCAAAGTACAAAACACCAGCGTTTGGATTTGCATCCAAGAACGACTTCACCATTCCCATTACAAAAAATGTTTTACCTGTTGCCGATTCACCAGCAACCGCAGTAATTTTATTTGCCGGTAGTCCACCATAAATCGAACCACTCAACAACGCATTGAAGATGTAAGAACCAGTGTCGATAAAGTTATCAACATCTCCTGCTTCTACACCATCAGATACAAGTGCGGCATATTCATTGCCTGCCGTCTTTGCAATATTCTTCAAAAAGTCCATAGTTATATATCACCATCCTTTCGATTTTCGGAGAGATACGCATCAAAACCGCCTGGGTATCTTGACTCCAACTTTTCGATATTTGTTTCAATCACATCATCCATAGTAATATCTAGTGCGATACACGCTTGTGCTATGTACCACATAATATCACCCAACTCACGTTTTGCATGGAATTGGGCATCTTCATCAAAGGGTTTACCTTGGAAAAAACACTTCTTAACAATCTCTGCAAACTCACCACCTTCAGCAGTGATACCGATTGCAGCAGTAAGAATACGTTCTGGTTGCACACCCTGTTCTTCAATAATCTCGCACGATTCAGTAAAGTAGTCAGCATCCTTAGATGCATCACTTGTCACCTCATCTACGAATTCCGTATACTTTCTAAAATCGACAGTCATAATTTATCCTCTATTAGTTTCCAGTATCATACCAAATAAGTTACTGTTTGTCAAGTCACTTTTGATTCTTTTATTGCACAATTTGTAATACTCTTCATTTATCTCACTTCCAAGATAATTCCTATCAACCTCTAGAGCTGCAATCGCAGTAGTACCACTTCCCATAAATGGGTCATATACTACATCATTCTCATTTGTGTGGTTCTCTATCATCATGCGACAAACTAGTGGACTCATACCATACTTAAATCCATCTACTATAGTTGACCTTTCATCTAATATTACATCCACCATGTGTGGGTTTTTTAATTTAAATGGTTTCTTTGCAAAGGTGAGTATATGCATATAATTCATACGAAACATATTTACTTTATATGACTTAACCCATATATTTGTTTTCCTTAAAAACCAACCGTTCTTTTCAAATACACTAATTACCTTTATGTGTTTTGGATATATTTTGCCGTCACCCTTTCTATCAGTGGTGCAAACAGTCACTAGATTATTTGTAGGTTTCAATAGTGATATCCAACTATCTAAAAATTCTTCCCATTCATTTGTATGTGCCGATATACCTAGTTCTGCATAGTCTGGTGGAGATGTAAGTACATAATCATACTTGATGTCTCTTTTTAAAGTATCAATACAACTTTCTAAATGTATCATGAAAAGAAACTCTCCAGAGTATTTCTTCTTTTGTGTCTAAAGAGGTCTTTGTTAGAGTTTTTAGAGAAGCACCAGACGTTTTCAATATATATCTTGTTCATATATTCATCCATTGCATCCTTGTCAAAGTTTCCATTTTCATCAGAGAAAACACTTTTCCCTTGTGGACGTTGCATAATTCTCATACCAACTTGACCAATAAAGTTTGGACGCAACATATCCACCAGTTCATCACCAGAACGATATCTCTTACCTTTGATTTTTGGGTCAAGAATATTTACCATCATTACACCACCTTCACGCAGTGAGTTGAAACTATTTTGTGCAACTGGAAGATAAAACTCATCTCTCCACGCCTCATATTCATTGAACTTTGCCCATGATTGGTCTTCTTCATGTTCACCACCTTCATTGTATCTTTCTGTTGAAAAATATGGTGGTGAAGTAAATGCACAGTCAACATCTTTGATTTCATCCCAAGGAAGATTCTCTGCACCACAACGATAAATCTGTACAGTCTTTTTGTTACCTGTCAATGATTGATAAAATTCAATCATCTTGTGGTATCTTTTAAACGTATTTGGATTTGGGTCACAACCAATATAGTGTGTTGCATTGGAGGCAAAGAATGCAGTTAGTCTATCACCCCAACCCATAGATGTGTCCAGTACAGTTTTTGCATCAGTCATTTCGTAAACTGTTTTTGCAACAATAGGTTTGAACTGCGTTGCAATGTAAGTACCAAGACGAAACGCCATGATGTATGTACGACCTGTTAATTCTTGATTATCATTCACACCACGAAAGATAGGCCCGAATGCACCCCAAAGATTATCACCATCATTCCATCTTTCTACAGGTGCTTTGTAACCATAAGAACCACACGCCATTCTAAGGTCATTCATAAATGAATCTGCACAGTAATTAAACTTAGGTGGTGCATCAATTAAACCAAGTCCATATTCACTATATGGATATTTGTAATCATCATACTTTTCAATAACTCTATCGTTTTCCGTTACCGAAAGATAATCAGTAAAATCTGCCTTCTCTAGTTTACGAAAGTTGGTAACCACTTTCTCTTTATTAAATTCTGCAAGAGGAAATGGGGGTTTTTCATTTGTAATATATTCGGCAAGAACCTTACGAAACTCTTCTTTTCCAAATTTTTCAATTGTGTTTAGAAACTGATTTGTTCTCATAACAGGTAAACCTGTATGGTCAGTACTATTTCTTAGTAGTTCGTATAGTTCGCTCATGTAAAAAAGTCCTCAAGTGTTGTTTGTGTTCCATAGGAGCGGTCAATATGAATACCAATCTTATCAGTGATAAAAATCAATGGTTCAATAAAACTTTTTTCATACTGTATATCATAGTCGATATACTTGAGAATGTCAAGCTCTTTTGGAACGTCTGTAATAAACGATATCACGTTTTGACCAAATGGATTTGGTTGTCGCAACTGAATAAATTTTATCTTGTCTCCTTCTTGTATCAAGGGATAACGATTACCAAGTTTGTTTTTATTGATAAGATGATTATACAACAACGCACCCTTCGTATGCATTGGTGTTCCCTTCTGACTAATAGAATGAGAAGAACCAAACTTCTTGATACCATTTACAGAACGAGGAAATGCAATGTCTTCGATTGACATATTGATAAACTCTTTACGAAAATCTTGAATAAATGTATTCAGTTCTTTCTCCGTACCAGACATAATAATCTTCAGTGCTTGTTTAATCTTCTCACGACAAGGTGCAGGCGTAGATGACTTGACTGCCTCAATACCCATAATCTTGAGTTGTGGTTCATTGTATCGAACACCCTCGACATCCCATGCATTGAGAATATATCTTTTCTTTGCAGTCCAGATACCTTTGTCTGCAATCACTTCACGTTTCATGAACATCTTCTGGTCATATGCCTGAACATAATTTGCAAGTTCTTTATACGACTTGTCAATAAACGGTTCAATCTTTTCCTTCGCAATCGTATCCAAAAAGTCAATAGGATTCTTTGGATTGACTTTCTGTATCAACTCATCAAATGTGACATAGATTGAATCTGTGTCAGATGCAATCACATAATCCTTATCAGTATTTAGCAACTTGTTTAGGTATTGATTAATCTTCTTTTCAATCCAACGAATAGACAACTGACCAGCAGTTGTGATACCCTCTGCAATCGCAAGGTCATAATATCTAAAGTATTGATTACCAATCGCACCATAGGCAGAGTTCAGTGATATCTTTCTTGCCATCTGAATGTTATGATAACGACTTATGTACTTTTGATACTTGGGGTCTTTTGTATCGACATAATCTTGTTTTGCCTGTAGCATCTTTTTCTTGTAGATGGTACGGTCATCATAGATATCTTGCATCATCTCCGAAAGGAAACCTCTTTTGTCGGTTCGATATAACGCACCATTTGGTGTGATAGTACATCTGTCTGGAATATCAATAGATGTTTCACTCAACATTGTATCTACATCCAGTTTCATGTAATCACCAGTAACCAATGTTTCTGGTGACATATTATATTGCATAATCAAGTGTGGATATAGTGAGTTCAAGTCAAACGACATAACCCATTTGTGTTGACCAACCTGTGGGTCTTTCACATATGCACCTTCATACTTGTCAGACTTTGATGAGTGAGACTTTTGTGGCACAACCACTTTCTTGTTCTTGAGATAGTTATGAATCATGACATCCCAATACTTAACTGTACCGAAAATGTCTTCATAGTTTACCTTTGCCTCATAGGCCATAGTAAACAACAACTGCAACAATCCTAACTTATCTTCCAGACGGTCAACCAGTTCAACGTCAACAATGTTGTAGTCAATAAATGATTGATAGTCTTTGGTGTACCAATCCTTGAATGTATCGTATGGGTTTTCGTTCTTCTTCTCTCCCAACTCGACAGATGCGATATGGTCAAGTCGATATGATTCTTGATTTGTATATGTGAATTTACGATATAGTGCAAGATAGTCTAGATTTGCAACACCACCAATATCATAGGTTTGTTGTTGTCTACCGTGATTGTAAACAGAACGTGCATTTACAATACCCCAAGGAGAAAACTCCTTTGCTCGGTCTTCACCAAGAACCTTGGTAACACGATTGATAAGAAAAGGCATATCAAAAAACTCTGTGTTCCAACCAGTGATTACATCTGGATAGTGTTTAACCCAAAAGTTCATGAACGATGCAAGTAGTTCGTTCTCATTGGAACAGTTGATATATGTGACATCTTCTCTGTTAGTATGATATTCACCAATACCCCACACCACAATTTTCTTTGTTGTTTGGTTCTTGATTGTAATTGAAAGCATCTCTTCTTCTGCTTTCTCTGGGTCTGGGAAACCATTCTCACACTGTGTTTCAATGTCGATTGTGCATACAAGAATTTTGTCACTATCCCAATCAACACGGTCTGGATAAGTATCTGACAGGTAAGTGTATGCGAATCTGTCCAACCCAAAAACTAGATGGGGTTGGTTTTGATATTGTTGTATGAATTCTTTTGCACCCTTGATAGTGTCATGTTTGTATGGCATGACATTCTTACCGTCAAGGGTCTTCCATCCAGTTTCTTTCTGGACAGGAACATACAAAGTCGGTGAGTACTTAACTTTGTGATTAAGTC